TTATTTCTCATCGCCAATCGTCTCCACACGATATAGCTCAAGGCCCAATTGATGATTGAGTTCTCAATGGCAGTTCCTGGTTGTCCCGACACCTGACCTCCTGGCAGTTGGTAGATTCTAGTTCCAGTAATAACGACGGGTTTTTCGAGGGCAGCGTGCAAAGATCTTCTGATAGTATCATCTTTAGGCGTCCAGTGCGGGTCTAATTTCTGGAACATCAAGTTCCAAAAGTTGTCAGTCATCTCCGATTGCCAAATGGGGTTAATATTCGCATCCCAGTTAGCACAATCGGTATCAAATCCGTATGAACTGATTCTAGACATGTCGTGATACATTTCATCCCAATCTCTACCTTTTGCATTAATTCCGATCTTAATTGGAATATCTCGAAAAATTTCTTGTATGCGCTCAAATGCTGAGAGAAAATATCTTCGATGAGACAATACATATGGAAATGGCGCACTCATAAATACTCGCGTCTTTGCCTTGTCACCATAAATCTTCTTCTTCTTCACTAGTTCGTCCTTCCCATAACAGGAAAACACGACTGCTCTTCCTCTTCCACTAGCAGCATCACTCTGAAGTCGATTCATAGCTCCAATCAAATTCTCTCCATTCTTATCTTTTCGCACCAACCATATCTGCTTATCCTCGTCAAAGTACAAATAATCTTTCTTATCAGCAAGCCGAAATCTTTGAGCATAAGGAAAACCAACTGCTGAACTTCTATTGACTGGTTTAGAAGTTTCATATTCTGACGTGCATGGTCCATTAATTGCCTCAATGAGAGTAAACTTTCTGAGTGTCTATCCTGAGGATCTTATCAGAGAAATAACTTGTCCGGCAACGAAACGAAGAGCCATTCGAATCTCATGAGGATCGATTTTCTTGTGTTCCTGGGCATATAACTTGAGTCCTTTCGTCATGTATGGAAAATTAGGATTTCTTGGGTCGTGTCTTGAAAGCACAGAAGGTTCGTGATTATCAAAGTCAGGGATTTCGATTCCTG